AGATTTAATAGTATCCATAGCTAGGGGGATTCCTAGAGAGGCTTTAATCTTATTGGATTCTGTAGTAGATATGGCCACAGATAGTGATATTATTGCGGCTTTACAAGAAATAAAAATGACGGAGGAAGTCACCGAAAGTTTGGTCAAGTTATTGTTAAAGAAAGCCCCTTGGGAAGAAGTGAGTAGGGCAATTAAGGCTATGAAAGATCAAGATGTTGAGAAAATGCGAATGGGTATACTAGGGTATTGTAATACCATTTTACTGAACAAAGGTGGGAAGCAGGCCGCCATCTTAATCGATTTATTTAAAGAACCTATGTGGAATGGGGGGGCGGCTTCTTTTACCTTGGCTTGTTATCAGGCTATTTTATAAAAAAAATTTAATAGATGTTTTGAATATTAAACATTTTTGGTGCAATTTAATAAATTTTTTACTATAATACTAGTAAGCAATTGTAAGGGGGTTTTGTGAAAGAGAAGGATTATAGTGAGGATATAGAGGTAGATGTAAATGCGTTAGATGTTGAATGGCTTATTCACCCAAACAAAGTATATACTTATACCAAACTATTAGCGGATGCTGTTGACATTAAAAATAGAACTAAGGAGAAGCTAGATGTAACTTATTCCGAATTGTATTTAGAGGCAAAAGGAAAAGATGGGACTATACCGGATATCCCACTTAAAAAAATAACCGAAGCAACAATTGATAACTGGATCAAAATCAATCCTCGTTATAAGGAAGCTAATCGTGAATATTTAGAGGCGTTACATAATACTGATATTTTAAGGGGAGTGGTAACTGCTATGGAGGCTCGTAAGTCCGCATTGAGTAATTTAGTAAGCCTGTTCTTAGCAAATTATTTTTCCTCTCCAAAAGTTGAAGATAAGCCCAAAATAGTGGCGTCGGCAGAACGAAGTTTATTAGAGGCACAATTAGAGGGGTTAGCAGAAATGGCCCCCATCCCAACACTACCTAGGAGGAAGAAAAAAGATGAGTCTTAGTGAAGAACAGAAAAAGAAATTGTATGAAGAAAATGCCATGTCGGATGCTCACAAACGATCGTATGAAACTAGAGATAGTGGATCTTTTAAGGACATTTTTGATAGGGGTAAATGTGGTAATATCACCTTTTGGAAACCTGTTCCAAATGAACATATAATCGAAATCTTACCCTGGTTTGCTGGAGAAAATTACCCCTATATCCAGGGAAGGAAATTAAAAGAGGGGACTCCAACATATTTAGTGGATGTATATGTGCATAGGAATGTTGGGGCGAATGATGATCAATATATTTGTTTAGCTAAGTCGTATAATAAACCTTGTCCAATTTGTGAATTTCGTAATAGTGGGGATTTATCCGCAGAAGAAGTGGAAGCCCTACGGCCCAAACGGCGTACAGTTTATGCTATTTGGGATAGGGATGCGGAAAGTAAAGGGGTACAAGTATGGGAAGTAGCCCATTGGTACATGGAAAAGAAACTACAATACCGGGCTAAGAGGCCGAGGGGTGGTGGTTTTATAAATTATAGTCATGCTAAATTGGGGAGATCTATCTCCTTTACCATTACTGCCATTGGTAAAAATAGGGAATATGAAGGGCATGATTTTATAGAAAGGGAATCCCCAATCCCTGAAGAAATTTTAGAAAAAGTCCCTTGTCTAGATGAATTATTATATATTCCAGAATACAAGGAAGTGCAAGATGCTTTCTTAGGAGGTATGTCGGATAAGGGGGAGGAAGAAATTCAACCTATAGAGGAGGAGTCTCCCTATACTATTGCAACAGGGACTACCCCTATTTTGCCCGAAGTGGGGGAAGTAAAAGTCCGTATATGCCCGATAGGTCAAAAGTTTGGCCAGGATTTTGATGAATTTGAAGATTGTGATGGATGTTCGGTAAGAGCGGATTGTGAAAAGGCGAAAGAGGGGGAAGTAGAACCCCCTCCCCCTGTTCTTCCTACCAGAAGGCGCAAACGTCATGAATCCTGAGTTGCTTGCTATTATCGACCAACAGGAATTCTGGCAATTCTCAGACCTAGTGCGTCTATTGGGGACATCTAGGGTGACTTTAACAAAACTTCTTAAAGAACAGAGGGTCCCCATTATACGCTTTAGTTCAGAAAGTTATAAAATCCATAAAATGGAAGTTAAAAAGTTTTTACAATCTATAGAAGAGCCTTATGATCCGGGGAGACTCCGTTCTAACCGGGGTAGAAAAATGGTAGAGGGGAAATGGAAGAAGCACAAACAAGAAGGCGTATAGCTAAAGTGGTTGGTGAAGTTAAAGAAGGGGCTAAACGTCCTCATGCTATAGGGGACGTCAATAGGGTAGAATTTATAAATTCGGGTTCTACCCTACTTAATTTAGCGGCATCCCAGAAAGGTAGGGATGGTGGGTGGGCTAGAGGTAGAATCATAAATATAGTCGGGGATGGGTCTACTGGGAAATCCCTTTTGGCACTCGAGGCTTGTGCCCAAGCCTTCTATAATATTCAGAAGATCAAATCTAATATCTATCCAACCCCGAATAAGATATATATTGTATATAACAATGTTGAAGGGGTTATGGACTTTCCAATTGAAGAAATGTATGGAACAAAGTTTAATGAAGGTGTGGAGTGGATACAAACCCCTACAGCAGAGGAGTTCGGTAAGGATTATCAGAATAGAGTTAAGAAACTAAAACTAGGGGAATTCCTATTATATGTAGTTGATTCCATAGATGCTTTAGTCCCAGAAGCTGCGGCTGAACGTATGGAAAAAATTTTGGATAACAAGAAACCGGAAGGTTCCTATGGTACTGAAAAAGCTAGATTCTTTTCTAGCCAATTTTTTAGCCACCTGGTTGGAATTATGGGGGGGAAGGATGCTACTTTAATTTGTATATCCCAAGTTAGGGAGAATATTGGGGTTATGTTTGGGGAAAAATATTATAGGACGGGAGGAAAAGCCCTTAATTTTTATACGCATCAGGTATGTTGGTTAGCCCAAACCGAACGACTAAAGAAGACTTTTCGTTCTCAAGAACGAGTATATGGTATTAGGATAAAAGCTAGATTTAAAAGAAATAAAGTTGCTAAACCATTGAGGGAAGCAGAATTTACAGTTTTATTTGATTATGGTATTGACGAAGTTGGTTCTTTAGTAGATCATTATTTTGGTCCAAAAGAAAAAGAAATTGAGTGGGGTGGGGAAAAACTCAAATCTTCGGAATTGATAGAAAGACTAGATAACAATCCAGAAGAATTGAACCAATTAATGGCAATGGTTGAAAGGGATTGGCTAGAAGTTGAAGAAGCCATTAAACCCCCAAGGAGGGGGAGGTGGGGGGATATATAAGGAGGGGAGATGGAACCCAAAATTTACCATTTTGGTTGGCAGGGGGGAGATGTCCCTAAAGGTCAAAGAAAACACGATGGGGTTCTTACCCTAGCAGTTAGGGAAAATGAAAACAAACTCTATATTGGTTTCTCTTTCTGTTCGCCACGGGACCCCTTTTGTAGGAAAATTGGTAGGACGGAAGCCCTGCGTCGAATGGGAAAATCCCCGATAGTTGTAAAATATTTGGGCACTAGAAGTAAGATAATCGAAGAAGTTGTTCGGGCTTTATGTTTCAAACAATTTGATAGGCTTGGGGCCTATGCCGAACAATGTGAAATCCAAACTGCGTGGATTCCACATTGGGCAGGTAGGTGGTATGTTTCTACTGATCTATATAATCGTGGGAAATCCATCCTAGATATACCGATTGGTAAAATACCTATAGGGGAATTAGCCCGCCTTAAAGTTATGATAGATGGCAGATAATCTTACAGATAAGGATGTTCAACTTATTCTTGATATGACTAGAATTATGTGTCAAGAAATATTATATCAATTTAGTCAGTTGTCCCCTATAGTCGCTACTGGTTTACAATTGTCAATGATATGGTCTTTGGCAATAATATGGGCTTCACAAACAGACACAAACCCCCAATTAATATTTGATAATATTATGGCAACCATGCCTCATACTATTAAGGATAAAATACCGGAGGGATTTCTACATTGAACTATCGATATTACATCAATATAGCAGGGGAGGTTGCCAAACTATCCAAATGTCTTTCCAGACAGATAGGGGTTGTTTTAGTTACACCAGATAAAACCATAGTTGGAACTGGATATAACGGGCCGCCGAGGGGGGTTCCACATTGTAATGATATGGAACGACTTTCTTGGGTAGTTAATCATTTGCAAGAAAATCGAATTGGGGATATCAAAAATTATATATTAGAAAATGGTTGGGGAGAGAAGTGTCCTCGTAGGATATTGGGATTTAAAAGTGGGGAAGGTCTTTGGATTTGTCCAGCCGCTCATGCTGAAAGAAATGCTATAGTTAATTCAGCTAGAGAAGGCATAAAGACAAAGGGGAGTTATTTATTTATGAATTGCCCCCTACCCTGTCAAGAATGTTGTAAAGAAATAATCAACGCTGGAATAAGCCGGGTAATATGTTACGAAGGCCCAGATTATGATATTGGTTCTAGGTGGTTATTAACAAAGGGGGGAGTAGAGATAACCCAGTTGCATAGGGAATAGGGGGGAAATATGGAGATTCCGACTAACGGTGCGTGGTATAAAACATTTATGTGGTGTCTTAATATTTGTGGATTCTTTATTAGTAGCAATCTGATTTATAAGTATAAGAATGGAACAAACCTTTGCCACCTAATCCGGATCATTTTCCTATATACTCCCTTAATATTATTATCCCAATTAATATTTTGGGGATTGTTGTTTGGTACTTTTTTTGTGTTGCCTATCTATTTATATGGAATAGTTCCTTGGACAAAGTTTATTGCAGGGACCGCTTTAGGGGCCTTTTTAATATTAATTATACTGTTTGCAACTTTTACCGCAGTAAAAAAATACCAACTTAAACATAAACCCGACAAAGAACGGGAACCTGGGGTTCTTTATTCTTGGATTATAGCTAAGAAAAATAGAATATGTCCTGTAATAAAGTGGGGGGGAAGTCCAAATGAAGATTATTGGTAAATTCCTAATACCTCTTCTTCCTACATTGTTTGGTATTATAATACTTTCACTTTTAACTTTTTGTCATTTGGCAATTTATTATCAATCGATATTTATTCCAGAGGGCCCTTGTTCTTTTTCGGGGTGGACTGTAGATAAAGAAAATCAAAATAATCTTGCTATGAAAATTAAATTCAAGAATGGTAAAGAGGGGTATACTAAAGATAAAATAGCATTGATTTTTTTAGAGAACCCAAACATCGAACTTATGGGCTCACGGTCTAGACAAGGGGAAGTTAGGCTCAAACTTAAATAATGGAGATGAAATGATAAAAGATTGGCAGAAAATATTTGAAGAGACACAAAAGAGAAGCCCCAAATTTTTTGATTTATTAATAAAATCAGCGGATATTCATAATAGAAAGAATAAAAACTATGCCGGAGTTGGGGAAGATCCTTTTGCTAACTTTAGAGAATGTGAAAAGTTCTCTTGCCCGTATTGTAAAAATAAAATTCCAGCTTGGCTTGGAGTTGTTATTAGAGAGAGCGATAAATGGAGTAGGATAACCAATTTGTTAGGGGGAGTGGAAGATTTAGTTGGCGAATCGGTGTTGGACACCTTCTTAGATCTTAGTATTTATGGTAAAATATTTTGTATCCTTTATACAGAATGGGAGCAACAACAGGAGAAAAAGAGGGTTGATTAAATGAAAATTGAAAGAATAGTCTATAATAGCTATTCTT